TTAACTGCGTCGGACCCGGGCGGCAAGTCCGCCGACGTCTATCGAGCGGACGGCCGCCAGGCAGTTTTCCGCCGTTCGGATACGGGCAGCACACCTGTCCATAGCCGCATCATCCCCGCGCTCGCGTGCGGCGTCGAAGCCAGGACGAAGCTCCATCAGGATCACTTCGATTTCCGCAGCACATCGCTCGACGGTCGCGCTCACCAAAGCTTCCGCCGCTGCCAGCACCTTTTCCGTAGTTTCGCTCACGCTGCAGCCTCCCGCTTTTCCTTCGCCTCGCGCGCGTGCGTCATCGCGATCGCGCGCGCTGCCATGCCCGTGGTGCGCGGCATGTAAGTCTCGAGGATCGTTTTGGTCTCGTCGAGATCGTGCCCGGTGATCGCCGCGATCAGGTGATCCGGCAGGCCGAGCTCGCCCAGGTAGACGACAGCCGTGCGGCGGAGATCCCGAAACTCGAGCTCGGCGAGCTCCTCGACCAGCCAGGTGGTGCCGGCCTCGCGCGCGCCGGCGATCGCCAGCTCGCGCAGCTGCGCGAAGCGGCGCTGAAACCGGCCCTGTCCCTCGCGGCCGCCCCATGACCGCAGCGTGCGATCGTCGAACAGGATCGTGGTGAGGTTGGCTTCCTTCGCCCGCTTGATGTTGGCCTCGACGGCCGCGCGGACCTCGCCGACCAACGGGACCTCGATCCAGCGCCGGGTCTTCCGCTGGCGAATGCGGATCCCGCGGACAACGCCGTCGGGTGCGAGGCCGGCAAGCGTCGCATAGACCTCGGCGTCCATCTTGTAGGCCGGGATCGCGTCGTACTGCGCGATCGACATGTTGAGCAGATCCGCCTCGCGCTGGCCGATCGCGAAGCCCAGCATCAACGCCAGGCCGATCGACGTCTCGGGCGGGCAGACTTCCTGCCAGGTGCCGCCGTCGATCGTGATCGGCTTCGAGGCCTCGAGGAGCAGCGCCGCGCGCGCCTCGGGGCTCCAGACCTGCTCGCGCGCCGCCGGCTTCCCAAGGCCGTGCTCGGCCGCCGGGTTGGTCGCGATCAGCTCTTCGTTCACGGCGAACTTCATCAGCGATCGGAGCGTCGACAGGACGTTGAAGGCCATGGTGTGACGGATCGCCGGCTGCTCGCATGGCTTGCGCTTCTGGCACGGCTCGCAGGCGCCGCACGGGACCGGCGCCATCATCAGATCGCGCAGCTTGTGAACCCGCTTCTTGGTGATCGCTGCGACGGGCTCAGGGCCCGCCCAGGCGCTGATCTTGGTGAGGTTGTGCTCGTAGAGCTTGAACGTGCTCTCGGCCAGCTTCGGCGCCTTCTCGCCCCGTTTGCGCGCCTCGAGATCTTGCTTCCACCGTTCAATCAGATGGTCGACCGTCGCGCGCGCCACATACTTGCGGATCTCGCGGGGCTTCGCGCCGCCGGTGCGCCAGGCCTCGATCTCGTCGTTGCGAGCTCGAGCTCCCTTCATTGCGGCGTCCAGGTCGACGCCGAACCCGACGGGTTTCCAGCCGGCTTTGCGCTCCGGCTCGTTGGGCTGCCAGTAGTAGCGGCCCTTTTTCTGGACCAGGCCCTTGATGCGAACTTTCATGATGGTGGCTCCCGGGGGAAGGCGGGGCGGGAAGTCAGCGCGCCGCCGGCGCGGGTGTCAAGCTATTGGCCTCTGTGCGGATCAGGTTCCGCATCATGCTCACGTCCGATCCCACCAATAATCCCACTCCAAGATGAGGAAGCGCAGAGCGCTTCTCCCGGCGCTGTCCAGATCAAGATCGGCCGGGACGCAATAGACCCCGTTCCTGAGTTTGACGCCCGCGGCCATGAGATGTTCGTGCGCCTTCGTTTCGCAGATGCACTCCGGGTCGCCGTCGTGTTCGTGTCGCCAGCGGGCGCGATCGCTTTCAGGCGCGGTTGGCATCGCAAGCCTCTGTGCGGCTGAGGGCGGTCAAACGCATGAGCAGCGCGTCTGCGTGGCATAGAGCGGTGGTTGGACACCAGCACTGGAGGTCGCGCCCGGCGAGTTCGTGAACTCGTGACAGCACTCGTTGACGCAGCCGGGTCAGCGCATCGATCTCGCCGGGGGAGAAGCGCAGCCGCTCGAGCGTGAGCGCGCCCAGCTCGCCAGCGAGCCAGAAGCTGTGCAGCTTGACCGCTTCGCAGTGCCCGGCGCGGCCCTGGAAGGGGTTGCCCCAAATAGTCGGCCGCCCGACGTAAATGACGCCAGGAGGCGTCCGATATCCGCGGCGCCGCGGGCGTTGAAGCCGCTTGGGATGGTTCATGATCTTCTCGGGAGCATGATCGGCGGGCCGCAGGCCCGCCGATCTTCGTTGGAGAAAGGATCAGCCGTCGCCGTAGCCGGAGCCGTAGCCGTCGCCGTCGCCGTAGCCGGAGCCGTCGCCGTCGCCGTAGCAGGAGCCGTAGCCGTAGCCGTCGCCGTAGCCGGAGCCGGAGCCGTCGCCGTAGCCGGAGCCGTCGCCGTAGCCGGAGCCGTAGCCGGAGCCGTAGCCGGAGCCGTAGCCGGAGCCGTAGCCGTCGCCGGAGCCGTCGCCGGAGCCGTCGCCGGAGCCGTCGCCGGAGCCGTCGCCGTACCGCTGGCCCGCATCACCGGGGGACATAGTTCGGCGCTCCGGCGATGCTGGCTGCGGCCTGCTCGCTGCACGCGATGATCTCGCAGTTCTCGGTCAGCACCAGGTCGACGGGCGCACCCACCTTGCTGGCCTTGTGATCGAGGCCCTCGGTGGCCACGCCGGACAGGAACGCAGCCTTGTTCGCCGGCTTCCAGTACCAGAGGCGCCGCGCCTCGCTCAGCTCGCATTCGCGGTCGCTCCGCGACACGAGCTTTCCAGCATGAACGCCGGCGTCGCGGCAACGAACCACGACGTATTTTCCGATCCACGGATCGGTCGCAGTATCAGCCATACTAATCTCCTTTTGCTGGCTGGTTGGGAGCAGTGTTGATGATGCTCGGAAAATGATTGGCGTTTGGGAGCGCGCTGGACCGCGGTGCCATGGCGCCACAGGAAATAAGTTGGCGACAATCGAGCGGATCATCCCACCCACCCATCTAGAAACTTGACACAGGCCGCGAGCAGCTGGCCGCGGTCGCCGTCGGGATCCGGCTCGCCGAGCTCGCGCGTGAGCTCGAGCGCCAGCTTGAGCGCGTCGGCGAGCAGCTCGACCGTCTCTTGGCCGAGCAGCTCGATCGTGTTCTGGTCGGCCGCGAACCGGAGCAGCTCGGCCGACGCGGCCGTGGCCTGCTGCGCCGCGAGCAGCCCCAGGCGTGGCGTAGGGATCGCGATCGCGCTCATGCCCAACGGCTCCTCGGAGCAATCCAGGCATCCGGCCAGCCCGCGACGGGGCGCAACAGGAGGCCGCCCTTCTCGATGTGGTCGAAGAAGCCAGCCTCGACACCGTCGAGTGTCTCGGGCCGGTACCATTCGTGCGTCGGCGAAGGCCAATCCTGCACGCGGTAGAACTTGCTTGTCGCCTCGCTGCCGCAGCTGCCGCAGCGAACGATAAATGGCGTCACGCCGGGATCGCGATCGATCGTCACAATGTAGGACCGGCAGCTCTCGCACTCGTAGGCGTTCTTGCGCCCAACGTTCTGAAAGCCTTGGCCGCCACTGCCGTTGAAGCTCTCCGCGAGCTGGCGGCCAACCTCGAGGATGTCTTTGCTCATGGCTGTTATCCGTTCGCCGCGTTGATGACGAAGGGGGCGGACTGGTCGGACCGCCGCTCCGGCTGCGCGATCGCGCGAACCGCGCGCATGAAGGCCTCCTCGCCCACCGTCTGTGCGATCGCGACCTGGCGCTGATCGACGCTGACGAAGGTGCGCAGGTAATCGATCATGCCGTTGAACTTGGCCTCGAGATCCTTGATCCCGTTCATCGCGTCGATCTCTTCCTGCGAGAGTTCGCGATAGCCGCTGATCTTCCGATGCTGATTTTCCATGTGCCTCTCCAAGGTGCGCTGGATCCGCCAGCGCGCGGTCTCTGGCGGCCGCGGCCGCGATCAGGCGGAGGCGAGGACGTAGCCGCTCCACACGAGCAGCCCGAAGGACGCGATGATCAGCCCGAAGCCGACGATCTCGAAGGCGTTATTCGCGCGCCTCGACTGTCCAGGCGTGCCGTCATTGGCGCAGGACAGCGACACGGCGCCGCCGATGAAACAGCAGACACCGCACACGGCGATCCCAATCGAAGCAAGCATGTTTTCCTCCCGGTGATTATGCGGCCGCGGCCGCGGGTTTCTCGAGCTGCGCAACGTGCGCGCGGACGATCGCCAGGCCGGCGCTGATTGCCGCGCGGCGCTCCTCGTCGGGGACATCCCGAGGCGGCGGCGGGACCATGCAGAAGCAATCGATCCAATACATCCAGTGGACCGCCTCGAGGCGCTCGAGCCACTTGCGCGCGTCGTCGGCCGTCATTCGGCCCTGCTCCACCTTGCGCGGGTAGGTGTTGCGCCGGATCTGGATCTCGCGGCGAAGCGAGCGGATCTTCCGCTCCCAGGCTTCGTGCACGGCGATCGGCTCGGGGACCTGGTCGCCCATCCCGGGCATCGCCCAGATCCCGGTCTCCTCGCGCCGCTGCAGCGCCTCGAGATCCTCGAGCACCGTGGCCATCATCCGGGTTTCCAAGTCGGCCTCGAGCTCGGTCATCCGGCCACGGATCACGAACTGCGGATAGTGCCGGCGCCGCTGGTCCAGCTCGCGCCGGACTTCGGCAATCCGCTTGTTGAGAGGAACCTCGAACGGGGCGCGCGAGGTCGGCGATGTGTTGGGGAAGTCGTAGGCCAACGGCTTGCTCACTCAGCCGCTTCGGCGCGCTGACGGAGGCGAAACCACCGTCCAAGAGCGCTGTTGTCCGAACGGCCGAGCTGGCGAGCAGCCTGGCGGATCGAAGTTCTCGAGGCCAATGCCAACAGCTGGCGATCTTCTTCCGGCGACCAGCGCCTGTATTCGGTCAAGCCAAACGCCATCAGAGTTCCTCGTCTGGAGTGAGACAGTTGGAGGGGAGGCCGGCGCAGCCGCAGCCGCGCGCGTGCAGGCATTCACCGAGATCGTTGTGAAAGCCTTCGTGGTGGCCACACGGGCACAGCCTAGGGCCGTTCCGGTAACACCAGGACGGAACGTAAGGGCTGTCGTCCGACGGACCGCGGTGAGCATCTGAGACCGGCCCTGGCATCAGCGCTTCCCCCGTTCGGACGCGAGCACGGCCGCGGCATATGCTCCGGCATAGGCAAGGTTGTATCGGCGCGCGTGCGCGTCTGTGCAGGACCTCGGGGCGCCGACCAGCTTGCGCGCGACGTCGCTCGCCAGGTGAGCTTCGAAGCTACCAGCCGTGTCGTTCGTCATGTTGGGGAGCGGATCTTCGAAGCTGATTGGCTGCCCGTTGCGCTTGAGAACGTGGCTTGGGGCGATGTCGTCCAGCGTCCTGCTGCAGATCCAATGCCCGCCAGTCCAGCCGTCGAACGTCACCGTGACGACAAGGCCACCGCATCTGGTGACAGTCAGGCGATCGCCGGGCTTGAGCTGCTCGCGCGCCCGCTCAACCGATCGCCGCCACTCAGGGTCGCGGAAAGCGTGCCACTCCTCATATCCAGGACCGCGCATCAGTCGATCCCCAGCGCGGCGCGATAGGTCTCGAGCAGCGCATCGTGCTCCTGGCGCGCGTTCTTCTCCATCTTGCGGAGCTTCACGACGGCGCGCATCGCCTTGACGTCGTACCCATTGGCCTTGGCCTCGCTGTAGACGTCGCGAATGTCGTCGCTGATCCCCTTCTTTTCTTCCTCGAGGCGCTCGACGCGCTCGATGAAAAGGCGGAGCTGCTCGCACTCGATGGCGGTGCTGGACATTAAAGGATCCCTTCGGAGAGAGCGGCCAGCGTGTGCACGCCGACGCGGTCGATGTGGGTGATGCAGGCGACGTCGATCCGCGTCGGCCGCGCGATCGGTTCGCCAACGGCGAGACGGAGAGTGTCGCTGGTCGGGAAGCCGAGGATCGCGTCCTCGCCGTGCCCGCAGATCATGATGTACTCTTCGAACATCGTGTCGGGGCGAGCGACGGTGATGGTCGCACCCTCAATCAGGTGCGGCTGCAGCTGCGTGAGGGTCAGCTCGCCCACGGCGCTTGGCTCCAGAGCAGGATGCCGAAAACGACCAGGCCCAGCACCGCGCCACCGACGATCGCGCGGACGTCGCCGGCGAGCTCGGCATCGCGATTGAGGCCGAGCCGGCGATCGTGATCGATCCACCACTGGCGATCCATCATGCGGCCCTCCGTGCTTTCTCGAGCGCCTCGTCGGCGCGTCGTCGCGCGTTGGCCTCGATCTTGTCCGCCTGCTCGATCAGGCGCGCAGCGAGCAGCCGCGCGTGCTCCGGCGTCGGGCAGAAGACCAGGCCGATCCCGGTCCGCATCGGCTCAGGCGGCGTCTGCAGAAACTGGATCATGATCCGAGACGGATCTTCATAGCTCTCGCCGATCACGCCGATGCGCATGTGATGGGCCGACTGCACCATGAAGCGAACCCCATCTTCCTCGAGCACAAAGCGCAGCGGCGCCTGCTCGTCCGCTTCGTGCTGGACAAAGCCGGGGACCTTCTCGGATCGAACCGGCTTCATCACGCCACCTGCAGGTCATTGGCCGGCGCGAACAGCGCTGCAGCTCGGGCGTCCATCCGCTCGCCGGCTTCGGCAAGCAGGTTGCGATCGACAGCGGTCGCCGCATCGGGCGGCAGGCGGTCCAGCTCCCAGGCTTCGACGGCCGCACGGTTCCAGCGCGCCTTGATGTGGGCGCCCTCGATCCAGCGATTGCGGTTGAGAAGGGGGAGCGGCTTCGGGAAACCGTACCGCTCGATCAGGCCGTCGATATAGGCAACCTGCCAAGTGTTGGAGCGGCCCATCACGCCGAGCCGGCGGACGATGTCGAAAAAGCCCAGCGTCGGCGCGTCGGCCGCGGCGGGTAGATGAATGGCAGTCGCCATAGGTGCCTCCGTTCAAACGAACGGGGCGCACGCTATTGCCAAAATGGATACGCTGTCAACGAAATCGTTGCCGAAACGGATATGATGCCGAAACGGCCTATTCCGGGCTGGACACGATCAGCGAGTGTCGAGCGCGAACATCGCGACCAGCGCGGCTAATCCAGTAAAAGCCACAATGTCCATAGTTGTGGGGCTGAGCCCAAGCGCATCTCGAAAGAGCCAGGCCAGGCCGGGCACGATTGACACGACCAAATAGATCCAGCGCTTTATCGCGATCGGGATGCTCTGCCAGGCGGCGCGCAACTTAAGCGGCGCGGCCTTGGTTCTTCTCATCGCTAGGCAGGATCGCCCCGGCGACGCGCCGGAAGGTATCCTGCTCGCGCGCCGGCGCGCGCCTATACGCCGCCAGCAGTTCGCGCTCCTCCTCCGATAAAATCGTCGGGTTGTCGCGATGGAGAAGAAGGTCAGCTGGCGCAACGCCGAGGTGCGGCGCGATCCGGCGCATCCAGTCTAGATCGAGGCCGCGCGTTCCCATCTCCACCTTGTTTAAGGCCGAGGGCGTCACATGGATCCGGCGCGCGAGCTCAGCCTGAGAAAGGTTCAACCTCTCCCGGAGCTCGCGGATCCTGTTCGGCGGGTCTTGGTCGTTCGCCACCCGCGCATGATAGCCAATCTGGATAATGGCCATATTGGCGTATTGCCACAACGTCCCAAAATAAGATAGCCATTTTGGAAATGGTGTTGGGAGCCTCGGGATCGTGAAACTGGCGGATTGGCGGAGGTCGATTGGTTGGTCGCAGCCGCGTCTCGCGGCCGAACTGCAATGCGCCGTGTCGACCGTCGCGCGCTATGAGAACGGCAACCGCCGCCCGGAGGAGGATGCACTACAGCGCATCTTCGAGATCTCCTCCGGGCAGGTTACTCCGAACGACTTCTATCCGATCGAGCAGTGGCGGAAGCGCTTTCCTGCGTTGGCCGCCCTGTGTGATCGAGCTGCAGCTTAATGCCCGCGTCGTTCGCCCACGCGTTGCAGCGCGACAGCGGGTTCGCAGTTTCGGTCGGTTTCAGCAATCGCTGCCAACGCCGCATTGACGTAGCCGTAAAGTGTTCGCCGGGACACCACGCGTTTCAGTTCGACGGCGCCAAGCTTGCTCACGATCAGAAAGTTGTCTCCGTCTCGCGTGATCTCGGGCGCTTCGGTTTCGTAGTAGACTACGCCGGTAGCAACATCGCGCATACTCTGTCCCCCCAATGCTGGCACATTCTTCCCCAGCCGTGCGGGATACTAGCCGGACCGTTCGCCGAGTCGGCAAGCGCGCAATTCACCTATAGTTCAACGACGTCCCGCTCCGGGACGATCCGCCGCCGGGCCGCGGTCCGCGCCTGGCGCGCCCGCAAGCGAATGGCTGCAGCTCGAGCAGCTGCAACGCCGACCATTCCCGAGATCCTCGACCGCATTCGGTCGCGCGGATCCTAGCGAAACACAGGGGGGAAACATGCCACTCGGATATACCGTTCACGACCTCAAGTTCGTGCAAGGGGCGCTGGTCCAGCCGGCGCCGCTTCCGATCCGCCAGGCCGGCACGCTCGCGCTCGATACGACGTCGACCGAGATCAAAGGGCCGTGCCTGCTGCGCCTGATCAGCGACGAGGCGATCGTGCTGGACGCGCGCGAGGCGTCCGCGGACCTGAACACGGCGACTGCGCAGTACCGGATCTATCCGAACGTGCCCGCCGAAATCCCGGTGCACAGCAAGGCGATCTACCTGCGCACCACGCTGGGCGTCTTCTCGGACGCGGTCGATATCGGTCAGCCCTGCGACGTAATCGAGGTCGTGCCGGTGCTCGACACCTCGGCCTATGCCGTCGGCGACGTCCTGTTCAACCCGATCGCCATCCCGCTCGCGACCCGCCTGCTCGGCGGCCGCGCGGTGCTGCAGAGCGTGTCGATCGTCGACGAAGACGACCAGAAGCCCGCGATGGATCTGATCTTCTTCTCGGTCTTGCGCAGCCTGGGGACGATCAACACGGCGCCGTCGATCTCCGACGTCGACGCGCGCGACTGCCTGCCGACCGTCTCGATCGCAGCCGATCGGTTCATCGATCTCGGCGGCGTGTCGATCGGAACCGCGCTGCAGAGCGAGATGGGCCGGATGTACGAGGCCGGCACCGGGTCCGCCTCGATCTTTGTCGGCGCGATCGCGCGCAGCGCCGCGACATTCACGGCCGCCGACAAGCTCCGCTTCCGCTTCGGGTTCGTGAAGGCCTGATGCGCCCGCTCGGCGTCTTCTACGAGGCAACCAAGCCACGCGGCGGACCCGTCAGTCCGACGCCGACGCCGACGCCGTCGGGTCCCAACTGGTCGACCGTTCTGGCGCCGATCGAAGTCGATCTGTGGGCGACCAAGTTCTATCAGGACCGCGCCGGCACGACGTCGCTTGTGACTGCGACCGGGCAGGACGTGCGGTGTATCAGGCACCCGACGACGGACGCGATTATCTGGCAATCGCCTCTCGCCAATCCCGGCAACTGCTGGAAGCTCACGATCATCGGCGGCGTGCCGTATCTCCAGCCGAAGAACCTTGCGGGCGATAGCATCCTCGACACGGTTTTTGGCTCGTCCACGGCTCATTTCCAGTTCGGGCTTTGCGCCAAGACGCTCTCCGTATCGGGCGGCGGCGATCTTCGCGTCTTCTCGCCGCGCAACGTCGGCGAGGCGGCCTATCTGTCGCACAAGCCGAGCTCGCGCATGGAGTTCTGGAACGGCGGCGGCGACGTGATGCAAACGGCCGCCGATTTCGGCGTGGGGACCGGCGGCGTCATCGACGGCTATTGCACGTCGGACGGGACGGTCGACGCCATCACGCCCGTTGCTTACGCCAGTCTCCGGAAGAACACGACGGAGCTCGGCATGGCCGGCGGCGTCGGGCCGGACGCCACGAAGCCGGGCACCACAATGACGGACGGGATCCGCCTGGGCGGCGTGTCGGCCGGGTTCGGCGGCTTCGCCCCCGACATCCTGATCCGCGCGCTGTACTGGCACCAGGCCTCGACGCGCGCAGGGCTGCTTGCGGCCGCAACGCGCGCTGAAACCAACACATGGATGCAGGGGCTCACGCTATGATCGGGCGGCCAGGCGCTCCCATGTCCTCGAGAGAACGTCTGTCCGGCCGCAGCCGCGGAACTGGCGTGTCAGTCGCCGCGCCGGCACCGACACCAGCGCCCACTCCGGCGCCGACCCCGACGCCGACGCCCGGCTTCTTCACCAAGCGCTTCGACACGACGCTCCTCAACGCCGGCCAGCTCGCCAAATATCAGGCGATGGAGACGGTGATGGCAGCCGTGCGCTGGCAGGCATCGGAGGCCGCGGCCGATTACACGACCCAGGTCACGACGCAGAGCCAGCTCACTGCCGCGATCCAGTTTTGCCATGACAACAGATCGACCCAGAAATGCCTGATCGAGATCGACGGCACCAACAACACCGACTGGTTCGATGGCTCGCTTTTCTCGGGCGGTCCTGACACCCGCCGGGACTTCTACGTCGGCGATCCGCGCTATGGGACGGCCGACCCGAAATATCATCCGACCTTCACGGGCTCCGGGCAGCTGGTCATCCGCCCGAAAAGCGGCATCAACCGCCCGATCAAGGGCGCGGCTGTCATTCGTGGCAAGCGGGTCCAGATCGAGGGCCTGACCTTCTGTGGCGGCCTCGGGCGCAGCCAGCGGCAAATCGTCGTTGCCGGCGTCTCGGGCGACAATGGCGCGGTCGTGTTCTTCAACAAGAACAAGTTTGGCCTGCTGTTCGACCCGACCAAGACGATCGCCGCGAACGAGGCCGAGTTCCCGTTCTACATGAACGTCGACGCGGGCCGCTATGTTGGCTTTTTCGGCAACCACTTCAACGGCTGCGACCGGGGCATTCGGTCATTCGTGCCCTATGCGATCGAGGCCTGGGGCAATACGTTCCAGAACCACATCCTCAATCCGTTTACGGTCTCGCCGGTCAACATTGACGGGACCGATGTTGGCGCGATCAACGAATATCCGAACGCGCTGAACACCTATTGCCATTTCCACCACAACCTGATCCTGCCTTATCGCGACGATTACAGCGGCGTCGCGAACGACGTGGCGCACGTGAATGTCTGCACGTTCCTCTATGGCGAAAGCGATCCGTGGCCGGCACCGTCGCGGACGGTGAACCTGGTGCTGATGGGGAATTGCGCGCTCTCGGGCGGCACGTCCTATATCACCAAGCCGGGCGGCGACCGGATCAGCCCTAACATCAACGGCTACATCCTCACCGACTATTCTCGTCAGGCGCTCGGCTTCGACCTGGTCGCCGGCAACATTTTCCTCTCGAATGGCTTCCTCTTTCAGGGCAACCGCATCCGCGACAGCCGCATCGCCTTCAACGTGTGCGGCGCGCCGTTTAAGGTGCGCGCCGGCGTGCCCGACGGCACCTCGAGCGGATGGAGCAAGGTCACCACGTACAAGGATGCGGGCGGGTATCTGGAGATCGTCAACAACTTCTTCCGTCAGCCGATCTCGGACGGCACGCCGGGCGCCGACGTCACCAGCCCGAACGGCGGTCTCAACAACTTCTCAACGGCCAGTGTCGGCGAGCGGCCGCAGGACGTGCTGGCAGGCGGGCACGCGCCCTTCTACCAGAATAGCGACGGCTACTGGATCTGGGACCTGGCCAACGGCCTGACCAACGAACAAATCTACGAGGCTGTCATTGCGCAGGGCTCGCGCAAGGCGGGCCAGACCAACGGCCCCGTGTTCGTCTGATGGCCGCTTCGCTTTCAGCACTTCCTCCGCCCGTCGGCTTTCAGGCGTTCGACGACGGGCAACTCGCGCGCTCGTTTTCCACCCCTGGGCGAGCGCGCGCTTTTATTCCGCGGCTCGGCCGATGAATGCGGCGCCGAACCTGCTCACCATGGGCGAGCTCGAGACCATGCTCGAGGGCTCGGCCGAGAGCCTGTGCTTCCACCTGTTCCCCAACGGCAAGATCAATGGCGGGTTCTTCGAGATCGGCTCGATCGCCGGCGAGCCTGGTCGTTCGCTCAAGGTCAACCTGACCGTCGGCAAGCGCGGCTGCTGGACGGATTTCTCCGACAAAGATGCGGGCCTCGGCGCCGGATCCGGCGATCTCCTGTGGCTGATCGCCGGCGCGCGGTGCGGCGGCAACCTCAAGGATGCGTGCCGCTACGCGCGCGCCTGGCTGGGCGTGGACAACATCGACCCGGCCACGATCGGCCGGATCCAGGCGCAAGCGCGCGTGAACCGCGAGCGCGCGAATGTCGCGGCCGATCGCGAGGCCGAGAAGAAGCGCCGCAAGGCAATCGGGTTGTGGAGCCACGCCGAGAAGCTCCCGGGCACGCCGGCGGAGCGCTATCTCCACGGCCGCGGGCTCGACCTGCGCCTGCTCGGCCGCGCGCCAGGCGCGCTGCGCTTCCGGCCCGACGTGTGGTGCTCGGAGACCGGGAGCAAGCTTCCGGCCATGGTCGCGATCGTGCTCGACCTCGAGGGCCGCTCGATCGCGTGCCATCGGACCTATCTGCAGCGCCGCGGCGACGGGAGCTGGACCAAAGCGCAGCTCGAGGACGCCAAGAAGGCGCTCGGCCGGTTCGGCGGCGGGTTCATCCCGGTCTGGAAGGGGCGGCATCGCTGCTCGCTCAAGGATCTGCCGGAGGGCACGCCGGTCTATGTGACCGAGGGGATCGAGGACGCGCTCACCGTCGCGATCGCGCGGCCGGATCTGCGCGTCATCGCGGCGATCAGCTTGGGGAACATCGGTGCGATCGAGCTGCCGGCGCAGGCCGGGCCGCTCGTGATCGTCGCCGATCGTGACAAGCCGGGAAGCAAGGCGGTCGACGCGCTCGAGCGCGCGATCGCCGCACAGCAGCGGAGAGGCCGGCGCGTGCAGCTCGTGCTGCCGCCGGAGGGGGCAAAGGACATGAACGAAGCGCTGCAGCGCATGGAGCGCGCCGCATGACTGGCAACATCGTTTCGATCGGCGCTGCTCTCGACAGCCCGCAGGATCTCCCGGACCTGGCGCGGCCGAGCTCGCGCGACGACGACACCCTACCGCCCGACCAGCCGCGCCTGCCGGCAGACTGCCCGGTCAAGCCGCTCGGCGTGCTCGCCCAGACCCATTATTATCTCGACAGCTTGGGCCAGCTGATCAGCCTGGGGCCACGCGAACACAGCAAGCAGCACATCGAGGCGCTCTTCGGCGTGCAGTCGTCGATGCTGCGCGAGATCTGGCCGCGCTTCGCAGCGAAGGCCGACCCGAAAACGGGCGAGGTGTCGATCAACGGCTGGAAGGCCGATGAGGCGGCCGAGCATCTGAAACGCTGCGCAGCCTGGCAGGGGATCTTCGACCCGCAGGGGCGCGTGCGCGGCCGTGGAGCGCATCGCGGCGACAATGGCGAGCTGATCATCCATTGTGGCGATCGGATCCTGATCGGCGGCCGCAAGGTCACCGGCGGCCCGGCGGAGCCGCGCTGGTATGAGCCCGGGCTGCTCGGCAAGTATGTCTACCCGACGGCGCCGGCGATGCCGCGGCCGTGGCAGGAAGAGGTCGACGACAAGCCGGCGGTGTTCTTGCTCGGCTTGTTCAAGCAATGGAGCTGGGCCCGGTCCCAGATCGATCCCTATCTCCTGCTCGGCGTCGCCGGCGCCGCCATGGTCGCCGGCGCGCTCGCCTGGCGGCCGCACGCCTGGCTCACCGGCGGATCCGGCACGGGCAAATCGACCCTGCAGAAGATCTTCGAGCTGATGTTCGGCAACGGCGCGCTCACCACGGGCGACGCGACGCCGGCCTCCGTGCGCCAGCTCCTGCAGCAGCAGACGCTGCCGGTGTTCTTCGACGAGCTCGAGGCCGAGGCCGAGGGCGGCCGTGCGCAGAAGATCGTGGAGCTCGCGCGCCTGGCCAGCTCGGGCGCGCAGACGTTCCGCGGCGGCACCGACCACAAGGCGAGCGAGTTCACGGTCCGGTCCAGCTTTATCTTTTCGTCGATCCTGGTCCCGCCCATGCCGCAGCAGGACCGCAACCGCCTCGCCATGCTCGAGCTCGAGGAGCTGCCGCGCGACGCGAAAGCGCCGGATCCGTACACGCTCGGCCTGCCGGAGATCGGTCGCAAAATCCGCCGGCGCCTGCTCGACCAGTGGTGGCGGTGGGACGAGACGCTCGCGCTCTACAAGACGGCCCTGGCCCGCTATGGCCACAACGGCCGCTCCGCCGACCAGTTCGGCACCCTGCTCGCGATCGCGGATCTCATGATCTACGAGCACGAGGCGGATCTCGACGTCGTCGAGGAATGGGCCGAGCAGCTGCGCGCCGAAGCGCTGGCCGAGAAGATCTTTGAGCGGACGGACAGCGACGAGTGCGCCGAATGGCTCGCCTCGAGCGAGCTGCGCGGCCGCGGCGGCGACGAGCGCGAGACGATCGCCCGCGCCATGGCCAGGGCGATTGCGATCAACGACGTCGAGAGCAACCACGCGAACCGCCGACAGCGCCTGCGCTCAATTGGCATCGCCGTCGGCAACCTGGTCGACAAGGGTGAAGGGCTGACCGACGACAAGCGCTGGGGCTTCCGCGACTTCAACGGCGGCGAGGCCTGGGTGGCGATCGCCAACACGCATCGGCTGCTCGACGAGGTTTTCGACAAGAGCCGTTGGCGCGGCGGCACATGGGCGCAGAGCTTCCAGCGCGCGCGCAACGCGCGCCGGCGCATCAAGGTCAAGTTCGACGGCCGTCCGATCTGGGCGACCGTGGTGCCAATCGAGCTGTTCCTCGGCACGGTCGAAGAGCCCGAATGACCCGGGCCCGCTACAGAATACGCCTGGGCAGCCGATTTGCGGCGCTCAATGCGCGCACAAGTTGTGAAGGCGATAGGCATTCTCGACTTTTCAGCACATCCCAAGTTGTTCTCGACATATTCAAGTATCGTCGAAGCGCGCTCCAAATACTGCGCTCAACGACGCGCCGGGCGGCATGCGGCGCGCGGCACCTCGATTGCGTGTCCAATCAACGCGCGTCGGCAGCGATCGCGCGCCAGCGGCGCGCGGCCGCGAACAGCCGGCGCTCCGCGTCGACCAGGAGCTCGAGCAGCTCACCCGGTCCCGCCGCGATCTCTTTTTTTGGCCCTGGCCCGCGCCCCTTGACTTCAAGCAGGGAGGCATGGCCTTCTGATCGCCGGCCGATGGGCCCGGGGACGGTTCCCAAGTTCCCAAGCGGTTCCCAAGCGATGGGAACCGGTAAGCTGCTGAAATCACTACATTTTGCGCCCGAGTTCCCGGGTTCCCAGCTTCTCGCGCGCGCGTATGATACGTGCGCGCGCGTCATGCGAGAGGATTGGATTTATTGGGAACTCTGGGAACTAGGGATAAATCCATCTAGAATAGAGAGGCTTAGCGGTTCCCATCGCGGTTCCCAACGCTCTGCGCAGCTGGGAACTTGGGAACCGGCCGGATCTGACCTGCTCGCCGACCAGTCGCGCCGGGATAGAATAGGCCCGTTTAGGGGGTTCCCGCACCGGCGCCCGGGCGCCAGTTTCCGGCGGTCGCCCCGCGGCCTGGGCGCGATCGGCAGCAGCTCGGCCGAGCTCGAGCAGCTGCTCGACCAGGCGCGCGCGGATCTTGAGATTTCAGCCACTTACGAGGGGCGCGCGGGGTCGTTTGGAACCGGTCATTTGGAACCGGTGTCGCAAGGGGTTGATCTCGGCCGACTTTCCGGGCCTCGCCGCCAGCTTGGCAGGCTATCGAGGACGGCCCGGGCGGGTCGATCGGCGGCGATCGCCGGCGGCGAGGGGGGCACCCCCCCCAACGCGCGCGCCCGGTCCGTCGCCCCTTCGCGCAGCCGATTTTTTGAGTTTCGGGTCGCCGTCCCACCTGTGCGCCTGGCGGAGCCTGCCCAAAGTTGGACGGGCGATCGGGGGTCGGGGGGCGCGGCGGTCGACCGCGGCCCAGATTGGGCCGGTCACACGGGGCCCGGGGTAACGGGCGCTCTGCTGCGGTCGGAAGAGGGAAGACCGAACTCGCGAAAGCTGAACCGGGGAGGCGCGCGTGTCAACGCCTGACACCGGCGAAAAGGGCTTCGCGGCGCATGCGATCGCCGACGCAAAGCAGCTGCTCGCGGCCGAGGAAGAGCAGCTGAGCCTGCTCGACCCGCCGACGGCCGAGGAGCTCGCGATCGCGCGTGAGGAGCTTGGCCGGCTCGGGCGCGACGCCGGGCACATGTCAGTCCTGCGCCACGCACGCGACCAGCGGAGCTCGGGGCGCAAGCGCGGCAGTCGCAACAAGCGAACGGACGATTTCGCGAAGTGGATCCTGCAGTTCGGCCAGCATCCGGCGCGGACCCTGATGGAGGTCCAGTCGACGCCGGAGCCGGTGCTGATCGAGCTCTCCAAGCGAAAGATTACGCGCGTCACCAGGTCCGGCCAGGTCGTCGAGTTCAGCGAGGAGATGAGCTTTGCCGAGGCGCGCGCGCTGCGCGTCCGCGCGGCCGAGGCGCTGATGCCATACCTCGAGAGCAAGAAGCCCGTCGCGGTCGACGTGTCGTTCGCCGGCGTCTCGGATCTGATCATCGAGGGCGTGACGCATAGCGAGCGCGAGGTCCGCGACATCGTCGACGCCGAGTTCATGGAGCTCGAGGACCAGCGCGACCAGGGGGAGGGCCAGCCGTGAAACAATGGACCGCCAAGCGGGTCGACGTCCTGTGCGAGCTGGTCGCCAGCGGGTTCAGCTTCGCCGACTGCGCACGCGCGCTCGACATCCCGCGGGCCGAGTGCGCGAAGCGCTTCGAGCAGATCCGGGAAAGCTACGGGAGGCAGGTGAAATGACTTTGCTGCTCGGCGACTGCCGCGAGCTCCTGCCATCTCGGGCCCCGTTCGATATGATAATCGCTGATCCCCCTTATGGTGACACGTCCTTGGCGTGGGACGCTCGCGTTGGTGGCTGGCACGAGGTGGCGGCTGCATCGCTAAAGCCGACGGGCTCGATGTGGGTGTTCGGTTCGTTGCGGTATCACATGGCGGAAGCAGCTCGCTTCGAGGCCGCCGGTTTCCGCTATGCACAGGAAGTTGTTTGGGAAAAGCACAACGGCTCGGGCTTCCACGCCGATCGCTTCAAGCGTGTCCACGAGCTGGCGGTGCAATGGTATCGTCGCGATTCTGCCTGGGCCGACGTGTACAACGACGTCCAGAAAACAGCGGATGCGGCCGCTCGCACGACACGCCGCAAGAAGAGGCCGAGCCACACCGGTCATATCGAGGCTGGGCACTACACCAGCGAGGATGGCGGCCCGCGAATCATGCGCAGCGTCATCTACGCTCGGAGCTGCCATGGGCGGGCGATCCACCCGACCGAAAAGCCCGTTGATCTGCTCTCGATCCTAATCCGCACGAGCTGTCCGCACGGCGGTCTGGTGGCCGACTTTTTCGCTGGCTCTGGAGCGGCGGGTGAAGCCGCGCAAAGTGAGGGACGGAGCTATGTCGGCTGCGAGATCAATCACGAGTATCATCGGCTAGCGACTGATCGACTTGCTGCCCTGCTTCCGCTCGGGAGGGCCGCCTGATGCTTCCTGGACAGGCACGCCGGCTGATCTCGCCGGGCCCGATCGCGGACGATTTCATGCGATCGCGCGCGTTCATCTGCGGGATCATCGGCCCGGTTGGCTCCGGCAAGACGATGGCGGCGCTACAGAAGGGGATCCGGGTCGGTGCGCTGCAGCGCGGCTCGGTTGACGCGAATGGCGTCACCTGGCGCAAGGCGCGCATCGGCGTCATCCGCGAGAGCTATCCCAGCCTGCAGTCGACCACGCTCAAGAGCTGGTTCAACATCGTGCCGGAAGGCGAAGGCAAGTTCAGCTGGAAGGCGCCGTTCACGCACACCTTCCGCAAGATCCTGCGGCGGGAGGGGAACCGCCGCGACGGCCGCCCGATCGACGTGCTCGAGATCGAGTTCGAGTTCCGGGCGATCGGCGATCAGACCGTCGAGGAAGCCTGCCGCGGCTGGGAGGTCAACGCGGTGATCGTCGACGAGGCGGATCTCCAGCCCGAGGATCTCGTCCCGTATCTGACCGGCCGCGTCGGCCGCTTCTCCGATCTCGATCCGTCGTCGGTGGTCGACCCGCAAATCATCCTGTCGATGAACATGCCGGACATCGACAACCACATGTACAAGCTGCTCCTCGACAAGGATCTCGAGACGCTCGGCCTGACCGAAGAGGAAGCCGAGATCCTGAGCGAGGCGCTCAACGGCCGCGCGCTGATCGACTGTTTCGTCCAGCCTGGCGGGCGCGACCCAGAGGCGGAGAACATCCACAACCTGCCCGGCGGGCGCGGCTACTACGTGATCCAGGTCGCCGCGAACAAGCACAAGCCCGGCTACGTCGCCCGCATGGTCGACAACAAGCCGGTGCCCCTGCAGCACGGCCAACCTGTCAACCCGAGCTTCTCGTTCACGTCGCACGTCCGCCCGCTCGAGTGGGACCGCCGGCGCAAGCTGATCGTCGGCGTCGACCAGGGCCTCTTCGCCGCGGCCGTGGCCCTGCAGCGCGATTGGGAAGGCAACATCCGCACGCTCGCAGAGGTGGTGAACACGAAGAAGGGCGGCGGCGCGCTGCTCAAGGTGGGCCCGACCGCGTTCGGCCTGCGGCTCAAGCGCATGCTGACCGAGCGCTTCCCGGATCTCGAGCCCGACCAGGTCCGCGTCGTCGCCGACCCGGCGGCGTTCGCGGCCGACGATCGCGAGGACAACGAGCACGACTGGATCCTCGCATTCCAGAAGGCGCTCGGCCTGCGCGTGCACCGGGCCAAGTCCAACCGCCAGGCGCTCCGAAACGAGGCGATCTGGCGGGCGCTCGACAAGCGCGACGGGTATTTCGTCGACCCCAGCTGCAAGCACCTGATCAAGGCTCACGTCGGCGGTTACCGCTACCAGAAAGACGACATGAAAACGGGTGAGACCAAGGGCGATCCCGAGATCGCCGACACGATCTACACCCACGTCGCCGACGCCGAGCAGTACGCCGCGCTCGAGGGCGAACACGTGATCTCGGACATCCGAGGCCGCCGCGGCCGCAAGGGCCGCATCATCACCAACGACAGCGATTACGCGATGTTCGGGAGCTGAAACATGAAAGCAGTTGGCACAGTCCTTTCGCCGCTCGGCAAGGCGCTCGGCATCTTCGGGGGAGGCCCCGGCAAGAAGCCGAGGGCGCTCCCGCAGGTCACCCGCGATGAGAGCATCATCAATCGAGACCGGCTCGACGAGCTCGCGCGGCGCCGCGGTGGCGCGGCCGACGTGCTGACCGGGACGACGGGCGCGGAAGCGCCGATGGCCGCCGGCAAGGCCGTGCTCGGCCAGTAAAGTTCACCTGAGGAGAAATGACGATGGACAATCAAGCGACCGAGACGACAGCCGATGATCTTGTTGGCGTGGCAAACGGCGACGGAGCTGGCGCCAGCATGATCGACGAGCTGCAGGCCCGCGTCTCGCAGCTCGAGGGCGAGCTCGCCGCGACGGGCGAGGCGCTCGAGCTTGCCGGCAAGACGGAGCTCGAGCTCCGGGCCCAGCTGGCCGAGCTGACCAAGGCGAACGAAGCGGCCGCGCGCAAGCTGGCCAAGATCGGCCGCGGCCCGACGTCGGCGAAGCCGCGACGCATCGCGCCGATGTCGCCGCTCTCCGACCAGGAGCGGGTTGAGCTCGGCGAGCGGATCGCCGCCGGCGAGAGCATCTCCATCGTGTTCGCTGAGGGCAAGCGCGAGCTGACCGGCCTCGCGCCGATCGTCGTGTCAGGGCCGGTTTTCAATGTCTCGAGCACCGGCATGATGCTTCGCGACGCGGTCGAGATCCGCAGCAACGACCCGGCGGGCCGGGAAGTCACGGCGACGGCGCTGGTGATGTTCGACAGCGATGGCGGCCAGCTCGCCTATTCCGAGCTGCCGGCGCCGCTCGCGATCTCGCCGGGCCGGACATACCGGCTCGATCGGGCAATCCAGTTCTGAGGTAGGCAGGGGCCCGGCGGTGCCGGGCCCCAACATGGGGCGGGCAAATGGCGATCGACACGCTGCAAGACGATGGGGTGACGCGCGAGCTGGTTGAAAATCAGCAGCGCCTGGAGAATGAGCGCGCGCCCTGGGAGCCGCTCTGGAAGGACGTCGATCGCCGGGTCAACCCGACGGGCGATGGCGGCTTCGAGCCGAAGAGCCCGCAGCATCGCGGCCTCGACAACTTCGACGCGACCGCGATCGACGGGCTGGACCGGTTCACCGCCGTCATTGGCGGGATCTCGATCCCGCGCCGCTCGATCTGGCATGGCCTCGAGTTCACCGATCCCGAGCTCAACAAGCTCCCCAGCATCAAGCGCTGGTGCTCGGCCGCGACCGCGGTCCTGTTCGGCATGCGCTACGCCAGCCACACCGGCTTCACGACGCAGGCGACGGAAGACATCCGGCAGATTGGCAGCTACGGCACGGCGGCGCTCGCCGTCCACGAGAAGCCCGGCATCGGGATCACGTACAAGGCCCTGCACCTCTCGGAGATCTTCATCGACGAGAACGACGCGGGCATGGTCGACACGGTCCACCGCAAGTACACGTACAACGCGCGCCAGGCCGCGCAGCAGTTCGGGCTCGAGAACCTCACCCCGAAGATGCAGAAGGCCTATAACGATCGGAAGTTCGACGAGCAGTTCGAGCTGCTCCACGTCTGCCGGCCCAACCCCAACCGCGAACCGGACCGTTTCGACTGGCGGCGCCTTCCGATCGAGAGCGTCACGCTCGGCCTCGACGAGAAGATGATCATCCGCCGGCGCGGCTACTGGTCGCAGCCGATCGCCGTCTCGAGGCATGTGACCTCGCCGCGCGACAAATATGGGCGATCGCCGGCGCTCAAGGTGATCGGCACGATCAAGACGGCCAACGAGATGGCCAAGACGATCCTGCGCGCCGGCCACAAGGCGACCGATCCGGCGCTCGCGTTTTTCGACGACGGCGACATCTCGAAGCTGGCGACCAAGCCTGGCGGCATGAACCCGGGTCTCGTGAACGAACGCGGCGAGCTCCTGGTCGCGGCCATGCCCGGCGGCGGCGACCTGCCGATCGGCATCGAGCTGCTCGAGAATGAGCGCGGCGTGATCAAGCGCGCCTTCCTCGAGGAGTTCTTCCGGCTGCTCTCGGATCCGTCCGATCGCATGACCGCAACCCAGGTGCTCGAGCAGCTGCAGAAAGAAGGCGTGCTGATCTCGCCGTTCGCCGATCGCCACGAAAGCGAGAAGCTGGCGCCCGTCGTGATGCGCGAGCTCGACATCGGGATGCGGGCCAAGCAAATCCCGCCGCTCCCGCCCGAGGCGATCGAGGCCGGCGCCGGGATCCGGCCCGTGATGACGAACCCGCTCTCGCGCATGGCGCGCGCCGAGGCAGCCGCCGGCTTCTCGCGCTGGAGCGAGATGCTGGTCCAGATCGCGCAGTTCGACGACGGGATCATGGACCTGGTCGACACGGACGCGGCTGCGCGCGGTACGGCCGACGTGCTCGGCGTGCCGCCGGAGTGGGTGCGCAGCCCCGAGGAGGTCGCGCGGATCCGCGACGAGCGTGCCGCCAACTCCCAGGGGGCCAGCCTGGTCGAGGCGGCGCCGGCGCTGTCCGATGCGGCGCTCAACCTGGCCCGCGCCAATGAGATCAGCGGAGGCATGGGCCTCTGATGAATGCGATCGTGCAACAGGCCATGCAGCTCGCCATGAAGGCGCGCCGACGCATGGCGATCTGGCGCGCGCGGTCCTACCGCGTCGTCTTTCAACCCGAAGGCGTCATCGACCGTGACCGCGAGATCGTTCTCGCGGACCTGCGCGAGTTCTGTTGCGCCAATCGGACGACATTCTCGGCGGATCCCTATCAGGCTGCACGCCTGCAGGGCCGCCGCGAAGCCTGGCTGCGCATCGTCCAGCATCTCAACCTGGACGAAGCGGCGATCATTAAACTCGTGGAGGTAGACGATGGACTTGGGGAATGAAGGCGGCGCTGCGGGGGCGCTCGGTGGCGGGGACGGCGGACAGGGCGGCGGTGGTACCGGCGCCGGCGCCGGCGGCGATGGTGGCGGCCAGGGCGGCCAGGGCGGCCAGGGCGGCGACGGCGGCCAGGGCGGCCAAGGTGGTGACGGCGGCGCGGCCGACCTCGCGTGGCTCGAGAACTTCTCGGCCGAGGGTGGCGACGCGAACAACCCGTCCCCGCGCGACTGGGTCAAGTCGAAGGGCTTCAAATCGCTCGACGATCTCGCGAGCAGCTACCGCGAGGCCGAGAAGGCCATCCGCAACGGTGGCCGCCTCGAGGTGCCGGGTGACGACGCCACGCCGGAGCAGCTCGCCGCGTTCCACAAGGCGATCGGCGTGCCGGAAAAGCCCGACGCTTACGAGGTGGCGGCGATCGAAGGGCACGAGCTCGACGACGGCCTGATCGGCGCGATGCGACCGATCGCCCACGCTGCGGGCGTGCCGGCGAAGGCGTGGAAGCAGCTCACCGATGGCCTCATGCAGTATCAGCTCAATCAGCTGCAGGAGGACGCCACGCGCCAAGACGCGGAGTGGAAAGAGCTGACCGACAGCTGGGGGACCGCGAAGGCCGAGAAGACGGTCGAGTACCAGCGGGGCGTCGAAGCGGCGGGTGTGAAGCGCGAGGAGGTCGCGCAGCTGCAGAAGATCATGGGCTCGAAGCGTGTCGGCGAGCTGTTCCAGCGGATCGGCGCCGGCATCGCGGAAGACAGTCTGATCGGCGGCGGCAAGGGCAAGTTCGGCGTGACCGGCGCCGAGGCCCAAGCTGAGATCGATCGCCTGATCAAAGATGAGGAGTTCGGCAAGCAGCTGCAGGCCAAGGATCCGCAGGCGGTGGCGCGCTGGGATCGGCTTAACGCGGCAGTCGCAGCTGCTCGCGATGCAGCTGCGAAAGCGGCCGCCTAAAAACTGCGCGCCAACCCGCGCAAACGATTGACAGGGCGGGGGGTTCCATGGGAGCTTCCCGCCCACGTCCTAAATCGCTGGACGTTGAGTGCCGCCAAGCTCGATTTAGCAGCCCGGCCCCTGGTGTGAGACGCACCCGCCGACCGCAGGCGTAAAGCGATAGAGGTGGCCGGAGCGCACGCTCCCCAAGCCCTTCGACCCAATCTGGCAACCGTCATTTTGAGCGAGGGGGACAGACCATGTCCGATCAAGTTCCGTCGACTTTTACCACGACCTTCGAGAACAACATGCGCCTGGCGCTGCAGCAGACGCGCGCGCGCCTGTGGCCGTTGCTGGCGCCGAAGACCGGCACCGGCGCCGAAAAGGTTCAGCTCGACGACATCGTCGGCCACACCAAGTCCCGCAAGGGCAGCGACGACGGCCGCCACGGCGATGTTCAGTACAACAACACGCCGCACAGCCGCGTCTGGGTCGCCAAGCCCGATTTCGACTATTACGCCGAGCTCGTCGACACGAACGACCAGGTTCAGGCCCGCATTCAGCTGACCAGCGGCTACATGCAGACCGCCGTCGCGACGATCAACCGCGCGATGGACGACGCCGTGATTGCCGGCCTGTTCGGCGACATGATCACCGGCAAGGATGGCACGATCATCGCGCCGTTCCCGGCTGGCATGATCACGCCCGCCGACACCGGCGCCGCGGTCGCGACCGGGCTCAACATCGCGAAGCTTCGCCATGCGCGGAAGATCAAGCAGCAGGCCTACAACGACCCGAACGAAGAAGCGTGGATGGTCGTCACGGCGGACGATCTCGATCAGCTGCTCAACGAAATGCCGGTCACCTCGAAGGAGTTCGGCGCCGAGGGCGGCGAGCTGCGCGACGGTCGGCTCCGCAAGCTGATGGGCTTCGAGTTCATCGAGCTCGAGACCGAAAACCCGCTCTTCCACAACTCGGCGCTCGTCGACGCCGGCAGCGGCAACCGCAAGACGCCCTGGTGGGTCAAGTCGGGCATGGTCACCTACAGCTGGTGGCCGCTCAAGACGTCGATCGACATCCTGCCCCAGAAGCACCACGCCCGGCAGGTCTATGCCTCGTTCTGCGGCGTCGCGACGCGCACGGACCAGGGCAAGGTCGGCTACGTCCTGAACAAGAAGAACTGACGGGCGGGCGGGTGGCTCCGCGCCGCCCGCCTCGCTTTCGCCGGCGCCACGTGCCCCGGAACGTCAAAGCTAGGGAGTCTTCAAGATGGCGGATTTTTACGGCACCACGTTCACGGCGGCCAAGACTGGCACGCCGCCCCGCGCGTTCCCCGACGGCGCCCGCGCCGCGGCCAAGCAGCGCGCGACGATCGAGAGCATCAACACCGGAACCGCACCGCCGCAGGTCGGCGATCGGATCTATCTCGGCAAGCTGCCCGAGGGTGCGATTTACCAGGGCGTGCGGCTGACGGCCAACCAGACGCTCGGCACCGCGCAGCTCGCGATCGGTATCACCGGCACGCCGGCGAAGTACCGCGCCGCGGCGACGTTCACCGCGGTCGACACGCCGACGATGTTCGGCACCGCGGCGACGAAGGCGCAGGGTCCGCTCGCCGCGGCCGAGGACATCTGGGCGACCGTCTCGGTGGCGGCGATCCCGAACAACACGATCCTCGTCTCCGAGCTGCTCTTCACGACCGACGCCTGACTTGGGGAAGACCGGCGTCCCGTGAATGAGCGGGGCGCCGTGCGGGCCACGAGCCGCGCGGCGCCCCATCCCCCAAGCTGAAGGACCGAAACATGGCCCGTTGGAAACTCGCTCTCAATCTCGGCCAGACCGTCGAGAACTCGACCCGCGCCACCGGCACGGCGATCTCCGGCAATGACGGGATCGAGCTCAACATCGACCAGACGAAAATGAGCAAGCGCGAGTGCATCGTCCTGATCGACGAGCTCAAGCAGCGCGTGCTGCAGGCCGCTTGGCCCGAAGTCTGACCAGGCCCGCCGGGGGATGGCAGACTACGTTACCGCCGCCAACAAGGCGCTCTCGCTGCTCGGCGAGAACGACCAGCTGCGCGATCCCGACGACGACAGCGCGCCCGCGCGCACGGTGCGGGCGGTCTGGGACACGGTCCGCAAGGAAGTGCTGCGCGACCACCCGTGGAATTTCGCGATCCGGCGGACGCGGCTGACCGCCGACGCCAGCTGGAGCGGGATCGGCTTCGCCTATGCCTTTCCTCTCCCGTCGGCGCCGGCGGAGTGTCTGCGCCTCCTCGAGATCCTCGAGCCCGCGACCAGGTCGGACGATTACGCGCTCGAGGGCGGCAAGATCCTCTGCGACGATCTGGGCCCGATCGCGATCCGCTATGTGGCGGACGTCGAAGACGTCAGTCGCTGGGATCCGCTTTTCGTCGATGCGTTCGCCGCCAAACTGGCCTTCCAGATCTGCGATCGGATCACGGGCGACCTGTCCCGCCAGTCCGCGATGGAGGCGGTCTATCGTCGCGCGCTCAGCAAGGCGAAGGGCGTCGACGCCAAGGAAAACCCGCCCGTCCCGTTCGAAGACAGCAGCTGGGTGACGGCGAGGTACGGCTGGTGAGGCCGCAGCTCACCAAGGCGCAGACCGAAGCGCTCCGGTGGTTTCGCGAGCATGGCGGCGACGGCATGTTCGACAACAACGGCGTGCTGCTCGCCCAAGGCGAGCTCGCGCCGCACGCGCGCGTCACGTGGAACGCGCTCGAGCGGGTCGGCCTGGTCCAGTTCTACGGCGGCAAGCGTGATGGCGGCCGCGGCCGCGGCCGTGCGCGGCTCACCCCCGAGGCGCGCTGATGTCGGCGACCCAGACGCCCATGATGTCGAGCTTCAACGGCGGCGAGCTCTCGCGCCGCATGCTCGGCCGCACTGACACCCAGATCTATCAGATCGCGGTTGAGGCGATGGAGAATTTCGCGCCGACGATCGAGGGCTGCGCGGTCAAGAGGCCCGGCCTCGAGCATATCAGCGCCGCGCGCGCGTCGGCGAGCTGGCTGTCGCCCTTCGTGTTCAGCTTGAGCCAGGCCTATGTGCTCGAATGGAGCGACGGCAAGCTCCGCTTTTTCACCAATGGCGGCCGCATCGAGACGGCGCCGAACGTGCCTTACGAGGTCACGGTCCCCTACACGGCCGCCCAGGCGGCGGAAATCAGCGCGCAGCAAAGCTTCGATCGGCTCTACCTCGCGCATGAAAGCCACCCGTCGCCGGCGCGGCTCTCGAGAACTGGCGCCACCACGTTCGTCTATGACGTGCCCGAGCTCGACGGCGGACCCTTTGCCGACGAGAATATCGACGAGACGATCACGGTCACCACGAGCGGGGTGACAGGATCTGTCACCGTCACCGCAAGCAGTGCGATCTTCCAAGCCGGCCATGTCGGCGCGCTCTTCCGCATCGAGGCGAAGGATTACTCGACGGTCAAAGCGTGGGAGCCTGGTTACAGCGACGTCACGGTTGGCCTCAAGCTGCGCTCCGACGGCAAGGTCTACCAGTGCGACGCCGTCGGGACGAAGGCGCGCACCGGCACGATCCAGCCGGTCCACACGCGCGGATCCGAATGGGACGGCGGCGATCGCGGCGAGGACATCAACGCAAAGGACAGCCTCGGCTGTCGCTGGGCGTATCTGCACGATCAGTTCGGCATTGGCCGGATCACGGCCGTTGCCGGCGACGGGCTGAGCTGCACCATGACGGTGCTGCGTCGCCTGCCCGACCAGGTCGCCTCGATCGCGACGCATCGCTGGAGCCACGCGCTTTTCTCGGCCGCGGCGGGCTGGCCGTCGATCGTGATCATCGCGTTCGGGCGACTGGTGATGTTCCGCGACTTTGAAATGGTCGCCTCGGTCGCCGGCGATTACCTGAACTTTCGCGCCTATGACAGCGCGGGCCGCGTCCAGCCGGATCTCTCCTTCCGACGGCGCCTCTCGCTTTCGAACCCGCCGCTTTGGGCCAAGGCAGACCGCAAGAAGATCCTGATCGGGACGGCCGACGGCCTCTACTCGATCGAGCCGGTCAACCCGGCCGAGCCGATCAGCGGCTCCAACATCGACGCGGTCCCGCAGTCTTTTCACGGCGCTGCGAAGATCTTCCCCGCCCAGATCGGGACGGAAACCATTTACGCGCAGCGCGGCCGCCGCGGCGTGCGGGCGGCGGATTACGATTTCGGCCGCGACCGCAACGCGACCGTCAACCCGACCGTCTGGGCCAGGCACATCGCGCGCGGCGTGCGCCAGCTCGGCTACCAGCAGAACCCCGAGGAGCTGCTCTTCGGCGTGCGGGATGATGGCCAGCTCTTCCTCCACCCGCGCGCGCAAGAGCAGGAGATCAAGGGCTTTGCCCGGATCATCCCGGCCGCGGACGGCAAGGTGCTCTCGGCCGTGGCGATCCCGGCCAACGATGGCGGCCTCGACGAGATTTGGACCCTGATCGAGCGTGGCGGCGCCAGGACGATCGAGCGGCTCGGCCGTTGGTGGGATGAAGACGACGCCATGGCGATCGAGGAAGCGTTCTTCGTCGACAGCGGCGTCACGTTCTCCGGCCCGATCTCCAGCATCACCGCCGGCCTCGAGCACCTGAACGGCCGCAAGGTGGCCGTCGTTGCCGATGGCGCGATCCTGAGCGATCAGACCGTCGTCGACGGCGGCCTGCCAGCGCCGCTCGGTATGACTGCGTCGACGGTGCATGTCGGGCTGCGCTACCGGGCCTATATCCGTTCGCTTCGCCCCGACGTGCGTGACGCCAACGGGCAGACCAGCCAGGGAAAGCGCAAGCGCCTGGTCAGCCTGATCCTGCGGCTGCTCGAGACGGCGGGGATCCGCGTCCGCGCCGATCAAGTGCATGCCGACAATGTGATCGATCGGCCCGGCTCGGCGCGCATGGACGCGCCGATCCCGCTTTTCTCGGGCGACACGTCCAAGACGGTTTCCGGAGATTGGGATCGCGACGGCCAATTTGAGCTGATCTCGGACGATCCGCTCCCGTGCATTGTCGTCGCGGCGATGCCGCGGCTCGAGGTAAGCGGCCGATGAGCCCGATCGTGACATTCCGCGACTTCGAGCCGCAGGACAGCGTCGAGCTCTCGGCGAAGCTGTCGGCCGAGCTCGTGCGTCTCGGCCTGACCGAAGATCCGGCGTCGATCGCCGAAGGCCGAGCGCTCAAGGCGGGCGGCCCGGCATGGACGGCCGTCGGTCGCGATGGCGAGATCCTGTGCTGCGCGGGGTTTCTCGAGACCTCGCGCGGCCTGCAGGCGAGCGCCTGGGCCATACTCGCGCCGGTGATCGGGCCGGCGCATCTCGCAATCACCCGTTTCGCGCGCTGGCAGATCCGCACGTCGCCGATCTTCCGGATCGATGCGCTGGTTGCGCGGCGCCCGCGCGAGCAGGCCTGGGCTCGCCTGTGCGGCCTGCGCGAGTGGGCGCACCTTGGACCGTGGGCCTGCGGCGACGAGCTCGAGGACATCGTGCTCTTCTCGCGCATGCGGCCGCTTCCCCGAGAGGATCAGGAATGAAGGCTGCAGCCAGCGTTATCGACGGCTTTGCCGCGTTCAGCGCCGGGAAGGCGAACCGCCGGATCGCGCGCGAGAACGAACGTTCCGCCAACATGGATGGCGCGGCCGAAGAGCAGCGCATCCGTGAGGCCGCCCGGGCGGCGATGGGGCGCCAGGCGGCCAGCCAGGCGGCGAGCGGCTTCGAGCCTGGCACCGGCTCGGCGATCGATGAGCTGCGCGAGAGCGCGCTCAACTCGACGATCGACATCCTGCTGACACGTCGACGCACCGCGGCCGAGGCGAAGAACCAACGAATCCAGGGCCGCGCCGCCTACCGCGCCGGCGTCTTCGGGCTGGCCGCCGGCGCCGCGCGCGCCGCCGGCGAGCTCGCCGACTATAAGAAGGGCGGCTGAGATGGCGGACCGCTACGAGCGATCTGTCGCGGCAAACACGCCCACGCTCGGCTTTGTCAGCCCGCAATCCTTCGGAGCCGGCCTTGCCGATGCGCTCTACGCGGTCGGCAACATCGAAGAGCGGATCCGCGAAAAGGAAAAGCGCCAGCGCGACGACGATCAAGCGGCCGAGTTCAACGTCCGCTTCGCCCAGGCTCGAGACGAGGAGGAGCGCGCCGCGGTCGACGCCAAGACCGCCGCGCCCGAAGGCGGCGCCGGCCATAGCGAAGCGATCCGGAAGCGCTGGGACACCCGAAGGCAGCAGCTGCTCGAAGGCATCACCAGCGAGCGCGTGCGCAACTATGCGACCGAGCGGCTCGCGGCATGGGGCAGCGAGTTCCAATCGCGCGAATATGCCTGGGAGCAGGGCAGGCGGGTCGAGAAGCTCGGATCCGACGTCGATCGCACGATTGACATCAGCGCCAATCGCGCTCGGCGCGCGATCGACGCCAGCGCTTTCGGCGAGGAGCTCGACGAGTTCGAAAACGGCGTCGAGTTGCTCAGCGTGCCGGCGGACCTGAAATCGCGCCTGGTTCGCGAAGGTCGCGACCGCATTGCCAGATCCTTTCTCGAGGGGATGAACGGTCGCGATCCGCGCCAGGCCCAGGCGCTGCTCGAGAGCGGAGTGTTCGACGAGTATCTCAAGCCCGAGACGCTCGACATTTTGAGAGGCGAGGCGGGCGTCGAGATCCGGCGCGAGGAAACCGAGCAGCGCGCGGCGCTGGCGGCCGAGAAGGCGCAGGCGCGCGAGGACATCAACGTTTTCCAGAAGCAGCTCGCCGATGGCGTGCCGGTGAAAGACGAGGACATTCAGCGCGTCCAAGGGCTCGCCCAGAAATACGGGTTCGACGGCGAGGTCTATGACCTCGGCAAGGCGCGCATCATCAACAATGCGAACCGCGTCTATCGCGCCGCGACGCCGATCCAGCTGGATCAGCGCGTCAAGGAACTCGACGCGTCGATCGCCGGCGCCGGCGACAAGGCGAAGCCGGAACAGGTGATCGAGCGCGACCATCTGCGCACGCTGCTTACCCAGCGTTCGGAGGAGCTGAAAAGCGATCCGCTCGACTTCGGCGCGCGCGGCCTCGGCATGCGCATCGACCCGATCGACTTCAACGATCCTGCCAGCCTGCAGCGCCGCGCGCAGTCCGCGCGCGCCGTCGCGAACGCCACCGGCGCGCCAATCCGACTTCTGACCAACGAAGAGGCCGAGATCCTGTCCGTCCAGGCCGCCGCGGGCGGTGCAGGCCGGCGGTCGGTGGCCGAGCAGCTCGCCCGGCTCGGCGCGCGCGATGCGCTGATCGCGGCGCGTCAGGTCGCCGGGGAGGACGAGGTCCTGCAGCGCGCCGTGACGCTGGGCCCGAACAGCCGCGCGCTGGCGCTGGCGGGGCCCGAATATGCCGAGAAGAACCCCAAGCTCGTGCCTAAGGAAGAGAGCTCGGCTCTGTACGAGCGGATCGTTTCCCGCTCCCTTCGCCACCTCGGCGGCGAGTTCGATGGCGCCACTCTCGAGACGGCCCGGAACATCTACGCAGGGTTCGCGGGCCGCAAAGGCTATGCGGGCGAGTTCCGTCCCGACTGGTTCGGGACCGCGATCAACATGGCGCTCGGCACGACCAAGCGAGGCGCCGAATGGCAGGGCGGTCTCGGCCAGTATAACGGCCGCAAGATCCTGTTGCCGACGACCATGACACAGCGCGAATTCGACACCGCGCTGACCAGGATCAACCGCCCGCTGCAGGGCGCCTCGACGGGCACGCCTGTTTGGGGCGATGGGAGCCCGATCAAAGCCAGCCAGGTGCTGACGCAGTTCACGCCCGTAGCCGTGCGCGACGGCGTCTATCGTTTCGAGACGGCGCGCGGCGACGTGCTGCTCCAGAAGGGCGGCGGCCCGTGGCTGCTCGACGTGAGGAAGCTCGGACGATGAGCGGGCCGCTCGACGCCTATGACATCCCGGAGCCGGCAAACCTCCCGGCCGCGCAGCGGCCGGCGTCGCTAAGCGATGTCTGGCGCGCCTCGCGAGATCTCGCCGCCGGCGATGTCAGCGTGGCGCCGTTCCGCCGCGATCGCGCCGCCTGGGAGCCGGTGCTCGACGCGCTCGGCCTGCACGCTTCCCAGAACCCGGCCTATTATGACAACGGCCGCTTCGGGAGCCCGACCAAGCTCAAGGCAGGCGGGACGTTTTTCCCGGCCTATGTCGGTCGCGACGAGCAGGAAGAGCTGATCCTCGCCCGGGTCCGCGAGCGCCGCGCGCGAGATCCGAACTTTCTGCGCGACGTGCCCGACACGGTTGCAGGCTTTCGGCAGTGGGTGATCGATGCCGAAAAGACGAAGCGCGCCGGCGCCAGGTCGGTGCTCGAGCGCTCGCCCGGGGGCCTTGTGGCGGGCGCGGTCGAGCTGGGCGCCGGCGCAGTCGAGGGGTTCACCGATCCGATCAACATCATGACGCTGCCCGTCGGCGGTGGCGGCAAGACGCTCGGCGGGATCCTGCTACGGGAAACGTTGGTCAATGCCGGCCTCGAGGCGGCGCAGCAGCCGCTGGTCGCGTTGAACCGCCGCGAGCTCGGCGAGGAGCTCACGATCGGCGAGGCGGCGACCAACGTGACGCTGTCCGGTCTGTTCGGCGGCGTGCTCGAGACGGGTGCCACCGCGGCAGGTCGCGGGATCTCGCGCGGCCTCGAGGCGGCCACGCCACTCGAGAAGCGGCTCGCGGCCGCGCTCGACGACGCGGAGCTGCCGGCGATCGCGCGCGAGGCGATCGGCTGGGAAAGTCTCACGCCTGATCAGCGCGCCGCGGTGAACGTCATCGAGCGAGAAAACGAGATCGCTCAGTCGTCGCCGTTCGCCAAGGGCGGCCCCAGTCTCGAGAGCCATGCCGATCGCCTTGCGGCGGCGATGGAGGCGGTTGCGACGGCCACCCCGCGCCAGCCGCGAGACTTCGGCGCGCCCGCTGGCGCGCGCCCGATCGAGACCAGGCTGCCCAGCACGGCTCTGTCCGGAATGGACACGCTGATGCAGAGGATCCGAACCGTAGAGAGCGGCGGTCGCGTGGACGCGCAGAACCCGCGCTCAAGCGCGTCTGGGCTGTACCAGTTCACCGACAGCACGTTCCTGCGGCTCTATAAGCGTCGCTACGGCAGCGGTGATCGAGACTTCACGATCCTGACCCGGAAGAACCGCCCTCAGCTTCAAGAGCAGCTGATGCGCGACCTGACGCAGGAGAATGCGCAGACACTGGCGCGTGCCGGTCAGGCAGAGACCGCAGGCAATCTGTATCTGGCACACTTTGCCGGCGCCAAGGGAGCGCTCCGCATCTTAAAGGCAGATCCCGACGTGCCGGTTGAGCGTGTGATGGAACCGGCGGCCATCGAGGCGAACCCGTTCCTGCGCGGCAAGACTGCTGGCGAGGTGGTTGCCTGGGCTCACAAGAAGATGGGCGAGCCCGGCTTCGGTGGCCAGCGCGTCGCGTTGGCTCGGGATGGCTTCCCGCAGGGCGATTATGGGGAGGCAATGTGGCGTGCCGTCCAAGCCGAGCTGGACGCGGATGCTATGGCGCGTGTGGCAGCCGAGCGGGCCCAGGCCAATGTCGGGCAAGATGCCGCGCCGTATGGTGCCAACCTCGAGGTTGAGCCGATCGACGTCGATCTGCGCCCGTGGGCGCGCGAGGAGGACGGCGAGATACCGGCGGCGGCCGACGCGCCGACACCGCCGTCGCGCGAGGTTCTCGAGCTGCTGCCGAGGATCAGGGGCGCGATCGACCAGGATGGCGTTTCGCTAGATCCAGCAAAGCTCGCGAAGCGGCTGGGTACCACGGAGGAGCTGGCCCGCCAGACGCTTGATCTTGCGGCCGCGCAGGGCAGCGGACTTGTTCGCGGTCGCGGAGGTGGATGGCGTCGAGCGATGCGTCGCCGGGAGCCGTCCGACATCGTCACCTTCATCGCTGATGGCGGCGGGATCCGGGACGAGCTCAACATCCGCGGAGAGTACGGCGCTCACGACATGTCGGAGCGCTTTCGGGTGATGGTGCCTGGCGCCGGCCCTTTGCACCGGAAGTCGGGCAAGTCGCTCGACGAATGGGGTGAGGCGCTGCTGGAGGCCGGTTGGTTCACGGAGCGGCCGACCACGGCCGACGTCCTCGACCTGATCGAACGTGGAGTGATGGCCTACGGAGGGCCCAAGGCGAAGCGCGTCTACCGGCCTGACGAGCGCAGCGATATCCGCATCGATATCGAGCGAAGCGAGGCCGAGCAGGAGCTGATCGATAGGCTCGCAGATCATCTCGGAACACGAGAGATCAACGCCTCTGACGAGTTCGTCGAACAACTGGCAGAGCGCTTTAATCTGAGAGCGGGCGAGGATTTCGCGGACGCGGCGGATCGGGCGATCGCTGAGGAGGCGAACAGCGAGATCGAGACGGCAGTTCGCCAAAGCGAGCCGGCTCACCTGACGGACTATGATGATCCGTTCGGACCGGCGGCCCAGGCGCAACTGGACGTGCTTCGCCACGATCTCGCGGACGTCGACGACGGCCTGCCATATATGATCGATGATGGTCGCGAGGGGAGCCTCGCCGACCTGCTGGCAGAGGTCGACGAGGAAAAAAGTTTTGCGGCGGCGCTGCGGGGGTGCCTGTGAGAGCGCTACTTTTGGGATCTGGCAACGACAACGCGCTCGATCGCCAGCTCGCGGGCTTCAGCTTCAAGAGAAGTTCGGGCCCGCTTCAGAATGATCGTTTGTATGCCGATGGCCTCAGGGTCACGGAGCAAGCGCTCACGCAAGGAGTCAAAATAGATTTCTTCTTGAACTCGACACCGCCCGAGCGCGGCGACGCTGACCGCTTCAGCGCTATCAGTTCCTCTGGCAAACTCATCAGACCTGTCGCGAACACACGCGAAAAAAAGGCTCATCGCGGCCTGCTCGAAATTCTTAGCGTCAGCTACTGGCGACGCGCCCTGCAGAGCCATAGCGGTGACGTACACAATCATGTCTCGCCCCTTGTTCCCAAGGGCGGAAACATGCATGATCTCCCTTGTCCGGTAAATCCCGGACAAGGGATTGGCGTCCCTAACCGATGGCGCACCCGCGCCAAGCAGCCGCTTCGGCGCGGTTTGTTGTGGTCGGGCGTGTCGCGAGCTCCTTCGGGGGCGCCGTCTCCATCGGGCGGTACGCCAATCGTGGCACGTCCGGCCACCCGCATTGGCGTGCGGGGCCCGGACGATCTCGATGGAGACCGTCCATGAATGCACTGCTCAGCTACCAGTTCGAAGAAGCTCCCGTTCGCGTAGTGATGATCGCGGACGACCCTTGGTTCGTAGCGAACGATATCTCGAAGGTGCTTGGGTACGGCCAAGCCGCCTTTATGACCCGTCACCTCGATGATGACGAAAAGGGTCTGCACATTGTGCAGACCCTTGGCGGTGCGCAAGAGATGAACATCATCTCCGAAAGCGGCTTGTACGCCGCAATCTTTAAGTCGCGCCGGCCCGAGGCCCGCCGCTTCCGCAAATGGGTAACCAGCGAGGTCCTGCCGACCATTCGGCGAACCGGGAAATTCGAGCTGGACCTACCGCCAGAGCTTGATCGCCCGTCCGATTACGACCCGCACCGCTTGTCTGTCGGCGTCCAGGTCGTTCGCGAGGCCCGCCGGCTCTATGGCCCCGCGGCCGCCCGACGCCTTTGGACGCAAGTTGGGCTCCCCCCGGCTGTCGCTGAGACGGCGCCGGCGGAACCGAGTGAGCCAATCGCCGAGGCTCTCAAGGAATGGCTAGGGGATCGCCAGGCCGTTACCGTGGCCGAAGCGGCCGATGGGCTTGGGCTTTCGACTGAGCTCGACCGCTCGCTCCGCCTCCGCATCGGCGGCCTGCTGACGCTGTTCGGATGGCCCAAGCGCAAGGTGCGCCGCGGCGCCGGCACGGTCTGGATGTGGTTCCGGCCTGGCACACCTGGTCTGCCCTCGAGTGAAGAGGAGCAGGCCTGATGCGTGCCGATCTCGAAGCTCGGTCAAGCGCATTCGTCGGTGCGCTCAAAGGCCTCTCGATCCTGATTGACAATCAAACGCCAGGGCTCGGCGCGAGCAGCCAGGACATCGGCGACCTCGTCAGGATGCTGGCGGAAGAAGCCGAGCGGATCGTGCCCAACCAAGGCGGCAACCTGCGGCTCGCCGCGAACGACGAAGACAGGGACGACGACGAATGACGCTTGGCCGTTGCATCCCGGAGCTGCTCGCAGAAGGCAAGCTGACGCCAGAGCAGGCGCAGCGCGCCTCTGACCTTTATGAGGCCCGAAAGCGTCACTTTGAAGGTCGAATGAGCCCGGAGGCGGCGGATGCAGCGGCAAGCGAAGCTGCCGTCAGAGAGCTGGAGCGAGCCGCGATGTTGCGTGAGCGACAGACGGTGCTCCAGCTCAAGGCCCAGAAGCGAATGGTCGGTGATATGGCCAGCTACGGTGGCGGGCAGGGCGAAGGGCCGATCGATCCGCGCGCCGCGATCGCCATGCTCGATCGCGACGGCCGAGCGCCCTACTCTAATGTCGAGGCTCGGCGAAAAGTCATCGTCGGGCAAGCGCACCGACTGATGGATCGCCTGCTGCGCGAGCACAGCCGGAACGTCGTCGGCGAGATCCGGCAGAAGGCGCAGTTGCGCGACATTGTGTCGGAGCTCTTCGGCCGGAACTCCGGAAACGCAAATGCGCGAGAACTTGCGGATAGCTGGTCGCAGGCCGCGGAGATGCTCAGGCAGCGCTTCAACTCTGCGGGCGGCGCGATCGCCAAGCTTGAGCGCTGGGGGCTGCCTCAAAGTCACAACGCGCTCAAGGCCCGGCAGGCTGGAGAGGAGGAGTGGATTTCGTTCACGATGCCTCTCCTCGACCGCGCACGCATGGTCGATCGAGAAACAGGCTTGCCGTTGAACGACGCTGAGCTGCGCACGCTGCTCCAGGACGTCTGGGAGACCGTGCGGACGGAAGGATGGGCGAACCGCAACCCGGGTGGCCGGGCTGGATCGAAGCTTGCCAATCAGCGGCAGGAGCACCGGGTTCTCCACTTCGCCGGTCCCGACGAATGGACGGCCTACGCAGATCGGTTCGGCAGCGGCAACGCGTTCGACGCCATGATGGCGCACATCGAGCACATGTCTCGCGACATAGCGCTGATGGAGGTGCTCGGCCCCAATCCAGACGCCAGCGTTCGCTGGCTAAAAGACAGCATTCTTAAATCCGCCCAGCTGGACAGCGCCGCTGGCTCCGAAAGCATCGACCGCGCGAAGGCCGGCGCAAAGAAGATCGACAAGATCTATAGAGAACTGACGGGCGCCAACATGGAGCCCCAGAGCCGCCGCGTAGCCGCAGTCGGATCAGCGCTCCGATCCTACCAGACCTATTCGAAGCTCGGCGGCGCGGCGCTCTCGGCGGTCACCGACCTAGGTTTCCAGGTCAGTGCGCGCCGGTTCGCCGGCCTCCCTGCCGTTAATGTGCTCGGGGATTATCTCAAGCTGCTGAACCCGGCCGCCGCCGAAGACAGGTTGCTGGCGGTGCGATTAGGACTGATCGCGGAGCAGTGGTCGACCATGGCCAGCGGCACGCATCGCTTCCTGATGGAGGAGCTGACGAGCGAGTGGACGCGCCGCTTGGCCGAGTTCACCCTACGCGCATCGGGACTGTCGGCGTGGACGCAAGCAGGTCGATGGGGGTTCGGGAAAGAGTTTCTGGGCTTCCTGACCGACCAGTCGACCCGGAGCTTCGATCAACTCCGGCCCAATCTGCGCGCCACCTTCGAACGATATGGGATCGGCGCCGCTGAATGGGACAAAATCCGGAGCACCCCGCTGGAAGAGGAGCGCGGGGTGCCGTGGATCATGCCGCACAACATCCAGGATCGCTCCCTCGGCGATCGGGTGCTCGAAATGGTCCTGACGGAGACGGACTTCGCAGTGCCAGTTGCGGACTTGAATGCCCGCGCGGCGTTTAGCGAAGTCACACCGCGGGGCACGCTGCTCGGCGAGACCTTCCGGTCTATGCTCCAGTTCAAGTCATTCGGCTTCACAGTTGCTTTCAACCAAGCGAACCGCCTGATTGAGCAGACGAGTTGGGCCCAGCGCGCCAATGTCATGATCGGGTTCCTGATCCCGGTCGTGATGATGGGCGGTTTCGCGACCGTGCTCAAGGATGTCAGCAAAGGCCGCGATCCTCGGCCGATGAACGACGAGCGGTTCTGGGGGAAGGCTTTCGCTCAAAGCGGAGGCTCGGGCTTAGTCGGAGATTTCTTCGCCGCGAGCACCGATGAATATGGCGGGGGGCTTCTGTCATTCGCGGCAGGGCCCACCTTCGGAGATCTCCAGCAGCTGGCTGACATCGCCAAAGGCGACCCGGAACGCCGTGCTGCGAAAGTCGCAAAGCTGCTCAGGAACGCGGTCCCAGGTACGAACCTTTGGTACACGCGTCTCGCATTTGACCGGATGGTCGCTGACCAGCTGCAGGCCGAGATCGACCCACAATATCGGGACAGCTGGAAGCGCCTTGACCGCTTCGCTGCCCAGTGGGGGCAGGAATATTGGTGGGCGCCAGGCGAGACGTCGCCGGCGCGCGCTCCCGACTTCGCCAACGCCTTTCAAGGCGAGATCCCGGAGGATGAAGAATGACGGTTTCGAGCACGGGTTCGCGCGTCGAGTACCTCGAGAACGGCGTCGGGCTCGATTTTGCGTTTCCCTTCCGCTTCCGCGCGACCAGCGAGCTCGTCGTAACCAGGAGTGTGAACGGCGGCCCGTTCGTGCCGGTCTCGACGTCCAGCATCGTCGGCGGCGGTGAAGCTGGCGGCACCGTCACGCTTTTTAGCTCCGTCGCCGGCGCGAAGCTGCGCATCGAGCGTCGGACGACGCGGCGGCAGCTGACGGATTACACGCCCGGTGATCCGTTCCCCGCCGAAACGCACGAGGCTGCGCTCGATCGCCTCGCCATGGTCGACCAGGAGCAGGACGTCGCGATGGAAGCGCTGTCCGCGCGCGCGGTGCTCGTGCCCGACGGCGAGCAGTCGCAGCAGCTCCCGGCCGCCGCCAGTCGCGCCGGCGCCTATCTCGGTTTCGACGCGCTCGGCCGACCGATCCCGCTGAGCGGAACCGGGAACGACGCGGCGCTGCGCGCGGATCTGGCCGACCCGACACTCGGCGGGCTGCTCGTCCGCTACGGCGCGACGACGGTCGCCGAGGAGCTCGCCGCGATCGTCGGTGCGAAGACGCCGCGGATGCTGACCGCGGCCGCGTCGCTCGCGCTGGCGCCCTGTCCGACGCCGATCCCGCCGCATGCCTTCCTCAAGGGCCATCTCGAGGGACAGCTCAAGATCGCGATCGTCGGGACCAGCCGGACAGCCAACTCCGACATCACCAAGCCGAACGGCCTGGGCGCGCTCTATGCTCGAATGCTGCGTTCGTATTTCCCGCGGGCGAAGGTCGCCAACTTCTCGATCCCGGGGCGTTCGCTCCAGGATCTGATCAACCCGGGCTACACGGCGCCGGGCAGCTTTGTCTTCACCGCGCCGGGCACGAATGCCTCGCCGGAGGCGCAGTTCTGGCCGAACGGTTCGACCGACGGGAAGAGCTGGCTGGATCATGTCAAGGATTGGGCCCCCGACGCGATCCTGCTCGAGCAGGGTCCGAATGACGGCGACGACAATCTGCCGTTCTCCGTCCGCTACTACACGCTCGAGGCGCTGATCGGCGCCTGGCCGAAAAAGCCTTGGCTGATGCTGTGGGCCGGTGCGCTCGAGAGCAAGATCGAAGGGCCGTTCGCGGCCGAGCAAGTTGGACGGCAGTCGAACTATGACTTCCTGCGCCACCTTGCGGTCAAGCGCGGCTATGAGCTTGTCGACGAGAACAAGTGGTCGCGGCTTCTGCGCGACGGCTTGCGCACCGACGAGCTGCCCCGCGTTCCCGAGAAGAACTTCCTTGGCTGGGGCGACGCCGCCAAGTGGCAGGTTACGGGCGCCTTTACAAAAACCGGCGACGCAATCGCCGGCGCCGGCCTCGCCCAACGCGCCGACATGATCGCGCGCGATGGACAGGTGAGCGGTCGTTGGACGCCCGCGGTGAACAACGCCGCAATCCGGATCGACGCAAGGGGCGTCTCGGGCCTGGGAAGCTGGTTCTTCCAGATCGACCTGTTCGACAATGGCGACGGATCCGGCAAGGCGCGGCTCTTCTGGCGCGACACCGACAATAGCGGCTCGCCGGACCTGATCGCCGTCGCCAACTGCCCGATCAGGACGGCGGGCCAGCCGGTCCCGGTCCTGGCGCGCTTCAACGGTCGACATATCGAGCTCTTCCTCGAAAATCGCGAGACCCCGTTGATCAGCGTCTACGACGAGCGCGACATGCGCGCCGGCACGTGGGCGTTCGGCTGGGCTGCCGGCAGTGGCACGATCGACCAGTTCGAATTCGATCCGGCGCCGGCGACGGCTTTGACAACGCCCTTTTATACGGAAGCGGACCTGCTCGGTTCGACCACGGTCGATCCGACCTATCCGAACGGCAACGGTAAAAATCACCCCACCACGCTGGGGGCTTACGCGGCCGCGGCGCCGGCGATCGCCGAGCATCTGCACAGGCTCAAGGCCGCGCTCAATCGCCCGGTGGTGCTGACCAGCGGGCCGTCGACGTCGGACATCACGGCGACCAACTCCGAAGTCCCGATCGCCGGCACCGGGATCAGCTTCACGCTTGACCAGGAGCAGATGGTCACCGTCGCCGTCGAGTTCGCCTATCTGAACCCGAACCCGCTCTCTGGCGTCGTCTCGCTGCGCCTCGACGGGACCGGCGTCCAGACCTGGTACTTGAAGCCGACAGGCGCCGACACCGAAAACCGGCAGATTGCGGTCCGCTCGACGCAGCTGATCCCTGCCGGGACGCACACGATGGATCTGAGCTGGGGCCTCAAAGCCGGCATGACGAGCAACGTCGCTGGCGGCGACAACAAGCGCCAGCTCAGCCTGACGGTAATCCCCGGGTGACCGAGCCCCACCCCCAACCCGCGCACGAGCTGCTCGGGTGGCTGCTCGGCGGCGGCGGGCTGCTCGCGATCGGCAGCGGTCTAAAGTGGCTGTGGGACAAAGCGACCGGGCTGAAAAACTCCCGCGAGACGAAGCTCGAGAAGCGGGAGGCCGAGTACGTGGCCAAGTTGGAAGAGCGGCTCGACGAGCTCGAGCAGCGCATCGAAGATCAGGGCAAGGAGATCAAGCGCTCCTCCGAACGCGCCACGCTCGCAGGCAGGTTCTGCATCATGGCGCTGGATGAGCTCGAGTCCGTGAAGCCCGGCTCGATCGTCGTCACGCACGGCAGGCAGATGCTGCGGCGCGAGTTCCCGGAGCTGTTCTCGATCGAGGCCCTGCCGGCATCGATCCGGGCGCAGCTCGAGGAGATAGACGCCCGAGCTGCGGGGGGTGGCGGCTCGAGCGTCGGGGCAGGAACGGTCGGTAGAGGGGGAAGTTCCAGATGACAGCTGCAATCGATCACAAGGCGCTCTTTGACGCGATCCGTCGCGTGAAGGGCTCGCCTCTTACCCAGGCAGACGTCGACGCCATCAACTTGGTGCTAGTTGGCGCGACGAAGCCGCTCGCCTGGGGGGCGAAGGTGAGCCCCGCGTTTCGCGCTCGCGTGCGCGACATCGCCGAAGCGCTCGGCTGCTCGCCCGACGATCTCATGACCTGCATGGCGTGGGAAAGCGGGCGTTCGTTCAGCCCCAGCGTCCGCAACATGGCGGGTAGCGGTGCCACGGGCCTGATCCAGTTCATGCCCGATACGGCACGCGAGCTCGGCACCTCTGTTGCCGACCTGGTCCGCATGACAGCCGAGAGGCAGCTCGACTTCGTCGAGGCCTATTTCCGGCCGTGGCGCGGCAAGCTCGAGAACCTGGGCGATCTCTACATGGCGATCCTCTGGCCGCGCGCCGTTGGGAAGCCCGACAGCTACGTGCTCTGGAGCCGAGAGCAAAGGCCGACGACCTATCGGCAGAACGCCGGGCTCGACCTGAACCGCGACGGCGTGATCACCCGAGCTGAGTGCCTTGTGAAGCTGCACGCCATGAGAGCTGAGGGTCTGATGCCGGAGAACGTCGCGTGAGCCGCGTGCCGCACCTCCGGATCATCGTCGGCGCGACGATCGCTGCCATCGCCGGGTACGCGGTCTTCTCTGTCTGGGTGTTCGGCTACTCGGACGATGCTGCGCTCCGCGGCGACGTGCTCGGGACATGGAAAAGCTTCGCCGTGCTGGCCTTCGGCTTCTGGCTCGGCTCGTCGAGTGGTGGAAAAGCCGAGCCTCGAAAGGACGAACTATGAAGCACCTGATCCTCGCCGCCTGCGCACTCGCGCTTAGCGGCTGCGCGACGATGGGGGCCTCGATCGGCCCGCGGCCAGGCGAGACCCCGTGCGCCTACGGTCGGCGCGTGTTGGACGAAACCCAGCGCCGGCTCGAGCAGGCCCGGCTCACCGCAGAGACCGTCTGCACTGTCGCGGGTCAATGAAGCCGCCGGGCCTCGTGCGGGTCATCGCGATGGTGACGCTGCTGCTCGCGAGCGCGGCCTCGGCCGTATTGAGTTGGGCCACGGCGGTTCCAAATCTCGCGCCGAACTAA